TCGGCAAGCACCTTGGCTGCCTGATAGGCGACAACCAATGCCGCTCGCGTGGTAGGATCGGGTGTAGCCGCCGCCACGTCCGACTGATACCGAGTGCGCCACACTTCGGATGTTTCCATGAACTCACACAGCGACCGTCTGAAGGTCAACTCAACCAAGGGAGCGTGTACGTCCCCCACGTCGGCGATTAACTGCTCCAGAAGATCGCTGTATTTGGTTGACATGGACTATCCCTTAACACCTTCGCTGATTGTACGCCGCTCCTCTTGGAACTGGTTGAATCTTGCGGAATTGCGCTTGCAGTCAGCTTGGTATTCCTCTTTCGGCACGTTGCGACGAATGATTGAGCATGCCACGCGCGCCCTGAATCCAGCACGCATAATCGGCCGGCCGTCGGAGGCGTCCTTGGGCACCCAGTTGTCAACGGTGGAATGTTCGATGGCTTCCAGATCGGCGTCGGTAATAATGGCTCTCATCCCCAGCGTAATGAAACGCTGTTCGCCATTGACGCCAATAACTTCGGTCTGCTTATCGGGCTTGCTCTGATCCATGTTCGGCCCGAACTGCACTTCAATGTACTCCGGCGGTTTGGCACCCGAAGTCATCTTGATTTTGGCTTCGAGGTCACGCGTCCGCTTCAACTCGACAATCTTTTTGAACGTCAACAGACAAAATCCCTGGCCGCTGGGATTGTGCCCGATAGTCCAGTCTTTGCTGGGAAGATTGCGGGCGCGAAACTCCATCATTGCGTCAGTTTCCGTCACGAATCCATGGTTGTCGCCAGCCAGTATGATCTCGGTGGCGCCTTGCTGTTCGGTTTCCGGCATTACTGCCTGTGACGAAGACCGCATTGGCGCAGAAGTAGCGAGCGTAGTAGGCTCGGACGGCTGATTGACGGGAGTATCGTCGAACGGATTGGTCTTGCTCATTGTATCCCTCTTTGGGTTGGTTGTTGTGAAAAAGCCGGGGACAGCGTATGCCGCCCCGGCCGATAGAAAACAGGAAAGGCGGCGATTACGGGTAAGTCTTCATGTAGAAGTTGGTGCCGTTGATCGACACGCACGCAAACAGGTTGCTCACGGCAACCAGCATGTTAGTCGAGCCGATCATGGGGCCCGTGATAGTCGCGCTGGGAAGGGCCACCGTTCCGCCGGCGACGATCTCCAGTTTTTGACCGTACACCTTGAGCGTAGCGTTGCTGATGAGCGTACTGCCCGCAATCGTCGCCGGAAGTGCCGCGCTGGCGATGGAGTTCGCGGGCAACGTCACGGTGTCGCCGATTGTCACCGGCCCCAGAAGTTCAACCGGCCCGGTAAACGTCTTACGGCCGGTCTCTACCTGGCCCAGCAACGATCCCGCCAGCATCGCGCCGGCCAACACAAGGATGAGTTTCTTCATGGTCTTTCTCCCGCCGGCCACCCCGGAAAGCAAGTGGCCGGCGATGTTTTGCGATCCTGCGACTACTCCCACCAGATGCCCATTTTCACGGCCGGCGTCATGTAGGTCGTGTTGATGAGCTTCACGCCGTCAGGCATGACCAGTCCGGCGGGGGCAGTAATAAAGTCGTACTGCGGGCCAATGTGCACAATCGTCGCGCCCGTTGCGGGAATCGAAGGGCAGTGCGGAGACAGACCAACGTAGCTCGCCGTAACGAACGTCGTGTTCACGTAGGCGATGCGTCCCTGGTACTGCTGCGGATTGCCGTTGATGTCGCGCCACGCCAACGTAATCTTGGAACCCTGACCACAACCACTCGTCGGCGCGGCATTGAAGTGGCCGAGACCGGTCGAAGCCGCGTCCATGTAGAACAGGGTCGCGCTGCCAGCGTAGTTGACCTTCAGGTTACCCGCAACGCCGGGAAGAACCTGCGAACTGGTGGCCGCGGTCGTGATTAGCGTACCGCCGATGACAGGAACGACGCCCTGCGCGGCGGTCTGCGGCGTATAAGTGCCCGCGGCGTCGATGATGCCTCCAGCAACGGCGGTGTCAGCCAGGAATCCAGCTTCCCATTCCACGGGGGCAAGCCCCGTGATGAGATTACGGATTTTCAGGCGCACAGGAATCACGCCCAGACCAAGGGTCATCGCGGCCCCGGTGCCAAGGAAAGTTGCAAAGTTTTTCATGATGTTCTTCTCTCTTTAGGTTTGGAGTTCAGGAAACTTACCGCTTACCACGGCTGCTTGGTGGGATTCGTGCAGAGAACTTCGGCGCGAACCATGTAGAGGTCGGAAAGAACCGTGGCGCCGAAGTAGAACTTCAAGCCAACGGTGCCGCGCTGACCCAGAGGATCGCCGGAGTCTGCCTGATCGACGGGTTTCATCTTCACTTTGCCGCCCTTGGTCTGGTTCAGGTTGGCGCATGCGAACGCGCCTTCCGCCAGGAACACGATGGGGTACACGTCGGCAGACGCGCCGCCGCTCACATTGGTGTCCACGCCGGCTGCCCGGAATGTGGTCTGTGCGCTTGCGGTTGTCGCGGCGCTGGCCCACGGCTTCATAAAGCGAGTGGTGCAGAACCGGGTGCCTTCGACGCTACCGATTTCATTGGTAAGCGCCTTTTGAGCGTTGCCATACTTGCGCACAGGCACGAAGTTGTAGCAGTGCTCGATGTCGTCCTTCATCGACGGATGCGTCAAAGCAATGTAGCTCTCGGGAATCGCAGTCGTATCGATGTCACGGCTTGGGCCAACCATTTCGGTCAGCTTCCTTGCATCGTTCAACTCGAAGATTTCCTCGACGCGCGCCACCAGTGACCGGCTAATCGTGGTCGTCAGGCCAATACGGGTGGAGCCGTTGCCGTACACGACATTAAGGCCGGATAGAAGCGTGGTGCAAGTCAGCAACTCGATTGTTTGCGCCTGCCAGTCAGACAGGTTCTTCAGGATCGGCTTCATCACGTTATCAGGATGCAGATCGTTCACCCAGTCCGTGATGATGGTCCAGGTGGAATACTGGAGCAGCCGTAACGTGACGTTGCGCCGAACCATCGGGACAGACGTTGGCGTCACGCCTTCAATGGTGGGGGCGCCAGTCACCGGGAAGAACTCCCAGTACGTAAACTTGAGTTCATCGCCTTCGTTGTTCGGGATGCCATGCTGATCCCCGAACTTGGAGGCAATGAGCTTCGGCATCGTGTAAAACTTGATATGCGATGCCGCTTTCCTCTCTTGGGCCGCGATAGGGCCAGAGAATGTAGCAGTGTTTGTGTCCATGACGTTGACCTCTCTCCGACGATTGATCGTCGTAAGTGTTTATTTTCGGCCAACGCCTTGGTAGTGAATCAACAGGCAATCTATGC